CTATAAGTGGTATGACGTATTCCTTTCTAAAATTTGAACGGTTCTGGATATTTGTTAGGATATAAGATAATGACACAGTAAGAGCTGTAGAATTGACAAATCTGTTCATCTTACTTTTTCCTGAGATTTATATTTGTCATTATCACATTTCCGTTTTTATTACGGTTGTATAACTTCATATTCTCCAGTTGTCGTGATATTTCATTGACTTTATTCATCTGTATGTAATTTTTGGTCAGCTTGTTAACCAATTGGGCTAGTTTCAATTTGTGTTCAGGGGTCTTTGTCCTCCTCCAAGATCGCTGGATTTTTATCGCGGCTTCTCGATCACGGTTAGTGGCTAAGTCAGACAGGTTAACTAACTGATCAATTTTCTGTTTAATTCTTTTATCAAATTCCTTACGCTTACTTATAGTTGTAAAAAACTCAGGCATTCTTATTTTTTAGTGATATTTTTTATCACACAGAATATAAATGGGGCGAACATGTTCTCTGATGATAACTGACACTACTAATCCCAAACATATCGATTTGTTTTTAAACAGTGTATGGGGAAGGTACAAAGAACCGGTTAATCTTGAATTAAATACTATGCATTGTAACAATGTGTCTCTAAGAAGGATTCTATCTATGAAGAAGGTACTGGATCATCATAGACCAAACTCTCGTAAGTATGTGGAAAGTAGTACGATCATAGTTGGATCGCACTTCGCGCGGAGGGTCTTACAAGTTGGGCTATTTCTTGTTAGACCTGAGAAACCCGTGTTTATTAAGGTCGCCCAATGAGATTTTCAATTTTTCATCGCGTATTTAGATAGTAGGTTTAACAATAGATTATTTAATGCAGTTCCTACACAATTCATTGGTCTCACAATATCACAAAAGAGAATGACTCTATATTTATCTGTATTATTTTCGACATAGTGTGGATATGAGTCGTCCCAAAGTATAACTTCTCCATCTCTCCAACTGTATGATTGACCAGCAATACTTAGAAAGCAATCATCACTATTTGGTGTTATTAATCCCAGGTGTAATCTTAAACAACCGCGATGTGGTCCCCTATGTAGCAATATTTTAGCACCCGGTTTCAAAACTGAAAACATCGCTATTCTAACATTTGGCATACTGTCAATTAGAGCTGAACTCTTTGGACATAACCTTCTTGCCTCTGGTTCTATATCGTTCAGCCATTTCAGGTAGAATCTGGTCCACTCTGGTTCTGTGCGAACTATATCCTCAAAGTAGTAATCATTTTTTATGGTTTTGAAATCTTTGTATACATTTACCACTTCGTCGTGAAAGATCTTAAAATTATTCTTTATATCTACAGCTTCTTTCACTATGCTTATATCGTAATAGTGTGGTCTCACGGGTATTTTTGATGTCATGACAAATATATAGTTTAATAAAAATGATAATATTTCTAATAGAAAACTAGGCGCAGCGGATGCGCGAATTGGAGAACCATTCATTAATTGATATTACTTAGAATTTTTGTGCATCACTGATCACACAGGCTATTTAAGATATTTTATAGCCGACGCGATATTGGGATAGATACACTTTCCAAAGCGGACCCGCCCCGTCCTGGGATTGTAGTATCCTACGTGACCATTGAAGACGGCCCTGTGAAGTTCACCCATATAAAAGATATAAGATTATAATAGTCAGCGACGAGATGGGACTTTCGATTATTATGGGAAATATGTTTTCTGGTAAAACATCCGAACTTATTCGGCGACTTAAGCGTCTAAAAGTTATCGGGAAAGATGTGATGATTATCAATTCCGCCAAGGATACTAGGTCCGCTGAAGAAGTTCTGAAAACGCATGATAATGTTAAGTTTAATTGCCACAAAGTGTATGACCTGTTTGAAATTATTAATACATATGAATTTGATGAGGCTGATATCATCGCCATCGATGAAGCACAATTCTTTCCAAGACTCAAGAAGTTTGTAGAATGTTGTCTTCATGTTAATAAATCAGTGATATTAGCTGGTCTCGATGGTGACGCATTTCAAAGAAAGTTTGGAGAACTCACCGATTGTATTCCACTCGCATGTGATGTCACCAAGTTGTCTGCATTGTGTATGAGATGTAAGAATGGAACACCTGGACCATTTACAAAACGCACAGTTGATGACAGGACCTTAGAACTCATAGGTGGAAGTGATATGTACATCGCAGTATGTAGGAATCACCTATGAACATCGAGAATAAGTGTGACTCTTCGTATGTCTCCAGTTTTTATCAGTTCATGGTACTTCGCATGATCAAAGAGGATATCTTCACCCTCTCTGTGTATGTGTCTACCGTCACCCGTGTACAGACTACAATCACCGTTACCGTGTATAGTTAATTGGTACCGTAGAAGTTTATTGGATTCGGCTCTGTGGGGTGGTATTATCATCGGACCTTCTACAACTGCGAATGCTGCGACACTCGTGTCTATACACTTAATCTGTTTAACTAAACCATACAATACTGGAAAATTTTCAATTTTATAAAAATAATAGTTATCATTTTTTTCAAACCACGGATCTATATCATGATAATACTTCTTATCCAGTGTAGGTGCGATACAATCGAATTCTCTGCGTATTGTCTCGTGGTGCATCTTGATTAAGAAAAGACCCGGGTAATTCCTAATGATGTGTTTGGGTGTGTTATGTATGATATCCCTGAATGTATTTTGTATACCGAGTATTGGTCTCCCTAATTTGCTGAAATAGAGAAGGTCGATCGGTGATTTCAAATAATCGTAACAAATCATCGAGATGGGAACCAACAGGAGAGACCACATTATTTTCTCAGTAGATAATAAAAATGCCCGGATACAAGCAAGAGTCTATGGTGATCGCTAACCCCGAGCCTACCCCCGAAACTAAAACCCTGGCGGATCGTTTCAAGATGCCCTCCATCCCCACACTAAGCCTCGTCCAATTTGTTCTCATCGCACTCGTTGGTCTGTATGGTTTCTCGGTCCGTAAGATGAACCGCCCCGTTCTTCTCACTATGGTGACTGGTATCGCTGTTCTCCACGCATATGATCACATGTACCGTGTCAAGCGTGGACCCGAGCGTGACATCTTCCCCTCGTCCAAGACTGAGGAATACTGCTGTGCTGGTGGCTGCGGTAAGTAAATTATCTTTGTAAATTATAAGTATGCGCGTCATAGTCACTAAAAGCCCTGATAAGAAGAAAAAGTTCAGGGCGATACTGGACGACGGCCGGAGTGTTGATTTTGGTGCCAGTGGATATTCAGACTACACCAAACACAAGACTCCCTCGCGTATGCGTTCCTATGTATTGCGTCATGGAGGTCATGTACCCAGACAGACCTTAGACGAACGAGATCCTAAGAAGATCCAAGCGAAAATGTTAAATGTTGATCGAAGCGACAAAGAAAATTGGAAGATTAGTGGTATCGATAGTGCTGGATTCTGGTCCCGTTGGTATCTATGGAGTTATCCAACTTTTGGGGAAGTTGAAAAATTTATGTCTAAGCGATTCAATGTTAAAATAACCAGACGCTAAAAAAAGTGTCAGTATATACAAAGAGTGATGATACCATTTCCATTACTTCTCATATGTAAGTTACCTCTGATAAATAAGATACCTATACCAATCTTATCTGATTATTTGAGTAATAAGAGGGGTCCTATGCCAAATAGATATTTGATGTCTCATATCAGTACCATATGCTCATCTTGTATATGTGTAATGCTTATGGGGTACATGATAAATAAGGCTGCGTCCAGGTTTCCCCCAAGACCGCCACCTCCAATCTTTATTCCTATAATTATGTGGATGTGCCTTCAGTCATGCTCATCGGCTTCAGTTCTCGCCGGAGATGTAGTTAAAAGGCGATAAAATGTAAAAATGTTTCGATTTCACCTTGTTCAATCAATGTACCCAGGTATATTTCCCTACCTGACATCGTCAATGGATTGAATTTAGACTCTTTAAGAACCTTCTGTATCGTAACACCACTTTGATCGAATTGTAAAAGAATCTGTGAAAGTAGATCAAAATCGAGTCTACCTACAGCAGTGACGAATTTTGATTCAGAAAACTCATATTTCCCTGTATTATTCTTTATTAACATGTGTATTTTTATGAATTCTTTCATATCGGTATCGGGATCTGAACCCATTTCATCAGCATTCAATAAATTGCGTAGACCAGACCCTAACTTTTTTAGAAAATCTCGTTTAAGATCGTTGAGAGACATCTTACTGTTTACATCGGAATTAATTTACATACATTGAGCGTATGTAAATTAATTGTTTATTCTATTCATATTTTGTGAATACTTACTGGTTGTTCATCTCCTTGCGAGCCTTGTTAATAGCATTCATCGCAATCTTCTTTGCCAGGTTGCGAAGCTTCTTGGCATTGTTCAACATACCGTTACCGTTGTTGGCAGGCTTGTTGTTACCGTTGTTGGCAGGCTTGTTGTTACCGTTGTTGTTGCCCTTGTTGTTGTTAGCGGGCTTGTTCGCGTTGTTGTTAGCGGGTTTGTTCGCGTTGTTGTTGACAGGCTTGTTGTTGCCCTTGTTGTTGGCAGACTTGTTGTTGCCGTTGTTGTTGCCCTTGTTGTTGGCAGACTTGTTGTTGCCGTTGTTGTTGCCCTTGTTGTTGGCGGGCTTGTTGTTGCCGTTGTTGTTGGCAGGCTTGTTGTTATTGGCCTTGTTGTTGCCATTGTTATTGGCGGGCTTGTTGTTGCCATTGTTATTGGCGGGCTTGTTGTTGCCGTTGTTGCCGTTGTTGGGCTTGGCATTGTTGTTGGCAGGCTTGTTGTTATTAGCCTTGTTCGCATTGTTACCCCCAGGTCCCATGCCATTCTTATTACCGGCATTTTTGAGGGAGTTGTTCAGCGCCGCAGAAGCGTTGAAATTATTATTAGCCTTGTTGGCGTTTGCCTGATTATTCATCTCGTATATTAATAATTGAGATTTTATTTTGTCATCCCCCTCTTCTTGAGGGTGGCTTTCAGTTCACTCATGAGTTTGGCACGCTTCACATTTATTACGGGCTTTCTGGGAGGTGGGGGTGGGGGTGGAGGTGGAGGTGGAGGTGGGGGTGGAGCCTGAAAAGATGATCTAGTGACCCTCCTATTGTTATTTGGGCTGGCTGTTACTAGAACATTTTTACAGATACGGATGATTTTTTTGGCGTTACTGGCTTTGTTTCTCAGTGCAGTGAAAATCAATTTCTTGATATCATTTTCTGTTAATTTTACGCGTTTTCCATCGACATCTTTAGTTACCCTAATACCCAATTTTTTGGCTTTGTTCCTGAGGCTGATGGAAATCATTATAATAGACTTAGAAATTTAAATCATAATGAAACTATGACTGAATGGAAGGATGACCTTCACGAGACAAACAAACTTATACGCGAGGTTATATTACCTCACATGACGAGAATGGAAGCAGAGCTTCGCTCTCTGAGAAAACATGTGTGGCCGTATGTTCAATCAAAGAAGGAACGGAGTCAGCTTGATGATATTGAGCAAAAGAGAGATTTTCTTCAATATCTCGATAGTGAAATGATTGTGGAACTATTAAACATGAAAGCCAGACTGTCAAAAAACAGTGGTCTTCAGGGTAGAGAATACGATCTCATCACATTAAAAAAAATTCTTGAGTGATAGTAGTAAACAATGATAAGTACATCCCTAATTATGGGATTTTTCAAGATCCCAAACATCATGTCCAAGGAAGGACGACCTATGCCCAAGACGGATCTTAAGTTATTAACGGTCAGTGTATTCGCCACCCTGATATCTCTATTCATCGGGCTGAAATATGTTCCCAATAAAACCAACTATGCCAAGGGTTTATTGATTCTCGGATCACTTGGGTGCATCTTATCTTCTGGTCGCGTCATAGAAGATAGCCGAAGGCGGTGCAAACTTTAAAAGAAATCATCAGTCCTATACATATTAACCTCAAATGAACCAGTTTTACCAGTAACTGAGACTGCTTCATTTCCGTATAATTCCTGACAGCCGATATCCTCCATACAATCTCTCGAATTGTGACTCAATGGCACTGGGTACAAATTATGATCACCAGTGGTCGTGTAATAATGATACCTATCTCTCCTACCTCGCACCTCCTTCCCGTATAAAGGCATCGTTTCTTCATTTGGACCGGTTATGATTCCCATCTGTTGCATGTGACCAGGTTTGTATTTTTTAATTGGTGGCCCTCTGAACTCGGGTTCACGGCGTGTTTCCACAGGCCTGGGTGGGACGGGTACCATGGTTCGTACCGGAACCCTGACAACCTTTGGATTATACCACATGTATCCTACAAATACTGTGAGTAAAATAAGAGCCAACCACAAGGCTTGATTCTTTGTCTTGTTCTTCATTACTATATATGAGGAAAATCTTCTCGATATATAGTAAAAATGCCAACAAAAAAGGAACTTCAGGAGGCAAAAAGTAAACTTAAACCCACGAAGAGATCTAGGGGTAATAGCCCTAAAATACCCAACAGGCTCAAGTATATCATCATACGGGTAGACAATCGCAAAAAGGCTGACAGGGAGATGTTTTCTAGGGTTCAGGAGCTGATTCGTGAGAAGAAGAAGTGAGCTTTTTATCAATAATTTCTAGTGAATTCGCAACAGAGTTAAACATTTCGAAAACATCGTTCATATTTTCCCCTTTGATAAGATCCCGTATCTTTTCGATATTGTACTCGATAGACTCTTTCTCCAACTTATTCTTTTCTATCCACACTTCGAGAACTTTGTAAAGACCCTCAATTTTCTCGTCGACTGATTGAGTAAAATTTTCAATTGCATTGTCGAGCGCGTTTATTTCTTCTTTGTAATACACCTTCTGTTTTTTCAAAATATCTCGTTTAGTCGCGGAGTCTGTTCGATCAATTTGAGATTTTGATTGTTCGATTTTTTGCTCTACTTGTTCCACATTGAAGATGTATTCCCTGTGTTTAAGATTCTTAAGTTCTTCCAATCTCCGAATTTCTGTTTTTATCTTAACGTCCATATAGTTCTGTAAACATAAATATCTTTAAATTACTTCATAGCTTTTTTGAATTCTTTAATAAAGAAATCAAAGTGTCCGATTCTGTACTGCACGAGTGCCCATAGTAAAAAGAATACAGATTTCGTCATTTTATTAACGTCCGTATCTTCCATCTTATATATCGGGCCAACCAGACGCCCCATAAATGTCTGCTCTTTCTCCTGACCAGTCATAGACATTTCAAGTTGAGTCAGAGCGCATGTGTCATCATTTACACTCCAATGGAAGAAGAGAAAAGGAATAAGTAATGAATAGAACTCGAGGTTTTCGCGGTTATTCATGAAAGGAACAACCAGTATGGCTATTATAAAAAATGCATGTAGGAAGAAAATTATATTCATTTATACTATACAATGGTAAAAGAAAAAATTGTATGGAATGATCAGCATGAAACTATACTGAGACAATGGGGTGAGGCGTCTGCGTGTTACAGGTTTATGCACCATAAATCATTCTTACTGTATAAAAAATTGAGTTTACGTTTTTCACTTCCTGTTATTGTACTTTCAACTATTACGGGTACAGCAAATTTTGCGCAGTCGACCCTACCCCCGAGTTTCCAACCGGCTGCCCCATCGGTTATAGGTGGTTTGAATTTGATCGCTGGTCTCATCGCGACTATCAGTCAATTTCTTAAAATCAATGAATTGATGGAAAATCACAGAACTGCGGCACTATCACACGGTCTTTTGTCGAGAAATATACGCCTCGCATTAGCTTTACCGCGAGATGAGCGTAAGAAAGATGGCCTGAAATTCGTAGAAGATTGTAAGGCTGAATATGATAGGCTTCTTGAACAGTCACCGGCTGTGCCTTCTGACGTGTTATCTGATTTCGAGAAAGAATATCCATTTGATAATATATTCACAAAACCAGAAATCTTAAATGTGCGTTCTATTCCCAATTTCAAAGGACCAAAGACTGTAGAACCACTTCATGCTATAACCAAAAACACACCACTCGAGCGAGTGGGGAAGTTATTCAAAAAGGATAGTGTCGAGGAAGAAGAGGAAGTGGAAGCGGAAGGATCTATTGAGGAAGAGGAATATGATGAGGAAATAGGGATAAACGACGAACAAGATACAGTAGCAAAATAAACATAGTTAAATTTATAACAACGCCACATGCAAAATATGGTAGAATTTTCCTTCTTAAAGGTTCTACGATACGTTTATGTAGTGCGTCATTTTCGAGTACTAAATCTATCGCCTGATTAGTAATATCATCAATGGACTCTTTCATTAAAACAATTCCACAAAAAAAAGTTGAGAAAAAAACACTAAAAACGATTCATGGTAAACAGATAGAACTTGTTCGTAAGTACATAGGAGAAAACAAGAATGTATTCATCTGTGGTGCGATTGGTACAGGTAAAACATATGTACTGGAAGCTGCCCTCGAAAATCTCAAATATGTGGAATTACAAAGTGAACATCTAAAGAGTAAATCACTATTTCTACCATTCATAAAACCAACTACGAAACATGTGTTCATAGAAGATTACGAACCCATTTTTAAACCAATCATAGAACAGGTATCTGATGGTGATAGGTTGACACGCGGATGTTTAATAGTAACATCTACGAATATGTGTATGTTTCCCAATTTTGAAACAGTCTTTATTCCTAAACATAAACCAGATGTACTTTTGTCACTGACCGATAAAAATGGAGATGATGCATATTCCGCCGCGTATAAGAGCCAAGGAAATATCCGAAACTTCTTTTCATACCTCGATGGATATGACTTGATGGATGATTTCAAAACACCCAAAGAGTTTATTGCTGAAGTACTGTCAGATCCTAAATCTATACCTATTCATGATAGTATACATGAACATGGACATATGTGGGACATATTTCAAGAAAATTACATAGATTCTAAAGGTGTGAATTTAATTAGAGCAACTGAATCTTTCAGTATTGCTGATACATATGACAGTCACATTTATCAGAGTGGAAATTGGAACCTCATGCCATATTTTGTTCTTCATGCTCTGACGATACCGAAAACGTCTCTAGGTGAACCACTCAATAAAGATAAGATAAGACCGGGTAGTTGTTGGACCAAACAAGGAAATTATAAAATGCGAAAGCAGAAATATAATGACATTCGAAGAAAATCTAGATTGGGTCTAGGAGTTGAAGAATTATGCCTATTAAAGACCTATGCAGAGAAGGGTGATATAACAAAATTAGTAGACTATAATATCACACCACAAGATTTCGATGTCATAAATCATCTTGCCGTCGGAAATGGCTTAAAACAGAAGGATGTAACAAGAGTAAAGAAAGCATTGAAGAATGTCTACGAAGGAAGAAGAAATTGAACCCGTCGAGGAATCTGTTAAGATCATCGGTAACGAACTCCTATTCTATGGTGACGTAGACCGTGAAAATGCGCTCATGTTCGTCGAAAAATTTAAGAAGCTTGAAATTGAACTTCTTAAAAAGAAAGCTGAACTGGTTGGATACGAACCACAGATTCGCGTCCATATCATGAGTGAAGGTGGTTGTATATTTGCTGGTATGAATATGATGAATGTTCTCGAAACTTCGCGCGTGAAAGTTATAACCATCGCCCAAGGTTCTTGTTGTAGTGCCGCTACTTTCGTATTACTCGGTGGGGCTGAAAGGCGTATGGGAAAAAATGCGTATATCCTCATCCACCAGATTTCCACTGAGATGTGGGGTAATTTCCAAGAACTTAAACATGAACTGAAATCTACTGATAAGTTTATGAAAAAATTAAAACAAATGTATCTTGAGAAGACCAAAATTCCTGAGAAGGTTCTAAAAAGATTAATGAAAAAAGATATTTACCTTTCCCCGGAAAAATGTCTTAAATATAAGATTGTTGACGTCCTTGACTGATCAGAACAGAACGTCTGTACAAAGCCAAAATACATAAAATTATAAACAAAACAGAAAACGTGTTTAAATTTAAAGGCAAAGTCGTGCTTTCTGGAGGCCTAAGTCGTTCCATTCTACCATAATTTACAACCGGTAAATCCGACATCTACTTAAAACTGATATTTTATTATCGTACAATGGAACGCCTTATCAAACAAGACAAACACAACCGCGACCGCTACATTGACATCAAAGTCGAGGACTTGAAGGATGGAACTGCGGATATCGTGAAGATCTCTGGTATCGTGGGGAGTGACAAGTTTTCTGAGTCACGAACCAATGTCAAGACTGGTTACGAAAAGGCTCTCAAGAGAGCTCAAACCATGTGGAACAATGAGCATACCAAATGTAACCAAGTGTTGCCTATGCTCGCCAACAAGTGGGAAGATCGCCAGAAATACATCTCTGAGCCGTTCTATGTTCAACCCAAACTTGATGGTGTTCGCCTACTCGTCTCCAAAGACGGTGGCATCTCAAGAACTGGGAAGATCATCCCTGGAACTGAGATTCTTGGGAAGGGTCTTGAGCCGGGTCAATACGTTGATGGTGAAGCGTTTGACCCTAACCTCAACTTTGAGGAACTTACGAGTACTTTCAAGACTGACCCTCTGAAGCTCAAGTTCCATGTGTTCGATTTCTTTGATCTCAATGCTGAAGCCCGTGCCAGGGATAAGATGACCTTCGAGCAACGCTGGGAGTATGTCAAGGATTCTATCTACAATCCTCATTACGAATATGTCAAAACGACACTCGTAAAATCCAAGA